CTATCTACAAACATAGACGGAGATGATAACACAGCTATAGGTTCTAATGCTTTAAGAAACTTAGAACCTGCTGATGGTTCATCTTATAATACTGCTGTTGGTTCGCAAGCTGGAATTGCAGTCACAACGGCAATAAAAAACACCCTAATCGGTGGACTAGCAGGTGATGCTCTTAATACAGGGGCATTTAACGTAGCAGTAGGTATGGGTGCTTTAACTACAGATACAAAAGGAAGCCAAAGTGTTGCAGTTGGTCACGAAGCTTTAGCAAATCAAAACTTTACTTCAGCTATAGATTGTAAGAACACAGCCGTTGGTACTTTTGCAGGTAATGACATCACCTCGGGCATAAACAATACTTTCGTGGGTGCTTTATGTGGCGATGCATTAAGAGACGCAGACTTTAACGTAGCATTAGGAGCGCATGCATTAACATTAGATATCGGTGGTAGCAAATCAACTGCCCTTGGTTATTTTGCTTTAGGCAATCAAAACTTTACTTCAGCTACAGATAGTTTCAATACAGCAGCAGGATATCAGGCAGGTATAGCAGTCTCAAGTGGCGTACAGAACACATTTGTCGGTGCACTAGCAGGAGATGGTACTGATGATGGTTCACAAAATACAGCCGTTGGTTATTTAGCTCTCAGTGCTAACGCTGCTGATACTAATACTGCTATAGGTGCATTTGCTTTAGTCGCTTGCACAGGTGGAGATAATACGGCTGTAGGGCTGATTGCAGGTGGTTCTTTAACCTCTGGCAGTAACAATTTGTTTCTGGGTCACGATGCAGGTGTTACTGGAAGTCCCGGTGGTAATCAAACTACAGGTAGCAACGACGCATTTATAGGTGATGAAAATCTAAGCTCTATAAACGCTCAAGTAGATATAACGGCAGCATCAGATCAACGTGATAAAACAGACTTTACTGCACTAGACTTAGGTTTAGACTTTGTTAAGGCACTAGCTCCTGTAACTTACAGGTGGGATAAGCGTTCTAAGTATGGTGACAAGTATGCGGATGATTATGATCTTAATGCACAGACACCTGACGGAACACACAAAGAAGACTGGCTAGACATTGGCTTTAAGGCTCAAGAAGTCCAAGCTCTTGAAGAAGCTGCTGGATACACAACTGCTGCTAAGAAAAACCTTATGGTATCTACATCAAGTGATGGCAAGCAGATGGGTCTACAGTACAGCAAGTTTGTGCCAATCTTAGTCAAAGCGATGCAAGAACAGAACGCTTTAATTGAAGCCTTAGCGGCCCGTATAGCGGTCTTAGAAGGATAAACACAATGGCAAGAGAAACAGCACAGATAGCACAGGACTACTCAGCAATGTTGAGCAGTGTAAGCGTAATCACCAACGTAATTGATGACAGCAATGAGTTCTGCAATGACATGACTACTGCTGAAAAGAAAGCACGTGTAGCACGTAGTATGAGTTACATTGTACACATGAAAACATTAGATGATTGGGGTAGTGAAAACATGACACCTGTTGATAATGCTGTCACGGCTGCTACAAACTTTATAGGATAATCACACATGGAGTTTAACTGGACAGTAGTAACAATAGTGGGTGCTTTGTTAGCTCAAGGTGCTGCTATTGTTTGGGCTGTTTCAGGCATGGTGTCTGACATTGAGTACAACAGGTCTAGCATATCTAAAATTCAATCTAGTAGTGCTAGATTATCTAGTGAAGTACATGAGAATGACGTAATGATTGCTCGTATAGATGCTAATGTCACCGCTATTAAGGAGGCGTTAAATGTGGTTGCCAACAATCACGCACAGAGATAGCTAAATGATTGACCCTATTACAGCTTTTGCTGCGGCTAATGCAGCCTTCAAAGGGGTCAAGATGCTTGTTGGTGCAGGCAGGGAAATACAAGATATATCAGGTCAGCTTGGTGCTTGGTATGGTGCTGTTGCAGATATAACTAGGGCTGAATCACAGCGTAAGAACCCAACATTCTTAGATAAGTTATCTCAAGGCGCTGAATCCATAGAGCAAGAAGCTATGGATATAGTTGTAAGAAAAAAAACCTTAGTAGAAAAAGAAAAAGAAATTAAATTCATGTTAGACATGCGATTTGGTTTCGGTACTTACGATGAGATGCTTGATATGCGTAGACAAATACGCAAGGACAGAGAGAAAGAAGTCTATGCTGCGATGGAATCTAAGAGACAGATAGCTAACAACATGGCTATACTTGGCTTGTCTATCTTAATCATAGGTATCTTAGGCGGCGGTCTTTATATGGTGGCTTTAGTTATATGAACACTTTAATCCCCCTTGTTTTAGCAAGTTCTTTGCTTAACCCTGAGTATGTTACATGCCATTTATGGAAGTATGTAAAAAATAATGACGAGATTCTATGCTTATACTCTGGTAAGAATGGAACGCTTGGTTATCATTACCCAACTATTAGTTTTCGTGAATGTCCTAAACAATTTGAATGCCTTTATCAACCGAACTCTAAGGCTAAGGTTAGCCTTAAAGACATCTTGAAAGGATTGTCAGATGGATTTTAAGAAAGTGCTAGAGTATAAAATACTGCCGCGTTGCATGATGTTAGTAATGACTGTCATGTATATTCGTTGCATTGAGTGGGCGCTTTCAATGCCTGATCTATCTTCACAACAAGCTGGTTTAATTTCTGTAGTTACAGGTGCAATGACAGGAGCGTTTGCCGTATGGCTTTCGCATGAGAAATGATAGGTCAACTAATAGGTAGTCTCACTGGTTTAGCTACAAGTATTATTGATGGTAAGACTCAACTCAAACTAACTGAAGCTGAGATTAAAAAGAAACAGCTTACTGGTGAGATTGATTGGGACTTGGCTGCAATGCAAGCCACAGAAAACTCATGGAAAGATGAGTGGATTACCTTACTCTTTAGCATTCCTCTTATCTTGGCATTCTGTGGTGATTGGGGCAATGACATTGTAGCTCGTGGCTTTGAAGCATTGGAAGTAATGCCTCAATGGTATCAGATTGCGTTAGGTGGGATCGTATCAGCAAGTATAGGAATGCGGTCTGTTAGTAAATTCTTTGGAAAGAAATAGGGAAATCTTATATGGAATATAGATTAGGTAAGCGAAGCATTCAGAGGTTAAGCACTGTGGATGAGCGTCTTCAACGTGTGGTGCGTGGTGCTATTGAGATTACAGATCAAGACTTCTCTGTGATTTGCGGCATTAGAACTAAGGCCGAGCAGACTAAGCTCGTTGCTTCTGGTGCGTCACAAACTATGAAGAGCAAACATCTTGATGGGTTAGCTGTTGATCTCATGGCTTATAGTGGAGGTGGTAGATGGGAGTTAAATTTGTATGATGAGATTGCAGATGCAATGAAGGCAAGCGCGAAGGTTGAAGGTGTACAGCTTAGATGGGGTGCGGCATGGCACATTAATTCTATTGGTGATTGGCCTCAATCTTCTGAGGAAGCAATGAATGCTTACATAGATTTGCGTAGATCACAGGGACGCAGACCATTTATAGATGCACCGCACTTTGAATTGATTGTATAAAAAAGGCGGCATCAGGAGAATGGAGAACTCTGACGCCGCCAGTTAGGCAGGTGTGCTTCACAGGGAGAAAGGTGAATAGACTCGTATTATCACATAACCCCTAGTGTGGCAACACTGCCTTTATATCTGTGACCACCAATCATTAGGTATGGGCTCTTCTTCTTTGTGATCTTCTGGCTCTAGTTTATATGCATACAAACCATTGCCATCGTATCGCCTTGATACAGTACGAAAACCAAACTTCTTTTTTCTTAGGTCTCTGATCGCAGCACTAGCACTTGCTTCTGGCGCACCAGTTGCACTGCTTAATTCAGATAGTGTAACCCAATCGTTTCCCTCCATGTATTCTTTTACTTTGTGTAACTGTGGCATGAGCCTGTTGAAATCACGCTCATGCACATAGTCATCTCCATCAAAGTGAGGTTCGTTATCCATTAGAAAGGAATCTTATCTTCTATATCTAATGGAGGTACTGTTGATGGACTATCAAAATCAATCTGTGGAACCTTTACATTATCAAGGCCTGCTGGTTGCTGCTGCTGTGTTTCTGTTACCTGCATAGACATATAGCTGCTTGTTTCTTTAACCTTCTTCCATCCAGCAATCTTAAACTTACTGTTATCTATTGGGCCTGAGTAATCAGGAGCTTTTTCATTGCCCTTCTTATCGTTCTCAAACATAACGCCCAGCTTTTGATAGACCTCTACGATCTTCATGCCTGCTTTGGTTTGGTCGGCAACTAAGATAACCTTCTTGTCGTTGCCATCTATATTTAGCTTGCCTTGTAGAATCATGCGCTGTGTATCAAATGGTTTGAATGCTGCGCCTGTGTTAGTGTTGTCATATTCTGCCATGCTTTTGGCTCCTTTAGTTACCAGCTACTACCCGCTGATTTGGTTCCGCTATCTGCGGCATACTTATTGCCATCCATCTTCCCAAGAAAGACATCGGCGTTGAACCCTAAATGAGATAGGGCTTTGGTTAGGCCATCAGTGATAGCCATCTTTGGTGCATCCTCTGCAAGCCTGCCTTTGGTTGCATCAAAGAACTTACGGCATCCACTGAAGGGGCCGAAAGCGTTTATTAATTCACCGTGCCATATCTGTACGTCTGCAATTACAGCAGTGTCTCCGTTAGATAGGTTGATAAATCGTGTGTTGTTAATCCAGCCCCAGCCCTCACCGACAGGGCCAAATTGTTCTGTAGCGCACCGCACCTGATACATAGGATCAATGGCTGTAAAGCTACGTGATCCAAAGCTAACTTGTTTAAGGAACTTAGGGTCTGATGTTTCTACCTTGTTCCATATGTTTAGGTTATCCATATGTTTTTCCATTACGAAGTGTGTTGATACCAATGTTGTAGACACACTCTTCATAAAATGCTTTTACTTCGTCCATATTTTTTATGTTATGAAGGCGCTTGGCTATATAGAGTAGATTAACATCGTCCTCATGCCCTTGATTAATCATTGCTTTTGCTTCAAGCCCTGCTTTAACAGCAGCAGCTTCCTGTAGTTTAGCCATTTTAGTTGGACGACCTCGCCCTTTTTTATCAACCATTTGTGTTCTCCTTTCTAGTTGCAATTCTTAATGATCCGCGTTTGTCTCTGCGTATAGTTAATAGATCGCAGTATACTTCACGTTCGTTATCGCCCACCATTTCTTTAAGACTTTTCTTAGCTGTATCAAATGATTTGGCGTGCAGCTCATTGCATATGTAATCATAAGC